ATTGGTGTCAGTGCTATCAATACTGTCACTGATATGCAAGATGCAAGGATGACACGATTTTGTAAATCTGTCCCCGTAGGTTCATCTTATGATGACACATGTTCTAAGTATCGTTCTTCTCACTCCAACTAATTCTTTTCTTTAATCATGGCAACTCGTTCCCGCATTGGTATTCAACTCGCTGACGAATCTGTTCTCTCTGTGTATCATCATTGGGATGGCTATCCGCAGTGGCTGGGTCGTATTCTCAACACACATTACAACACCAAAGAGAAAGTTTCTGATCTAATTGATGGTGGTGATATGTCATCTTGTTGGTCTGATTCTGTATGGGGAAAAGATCGTGAAGACGGACAAAAGTATGGACCAGAGTATTATTCAGCAAGAGGTGAATCCTGCCCCCCAAGTCTCATGACCATGGACGAATATCTCAATAAGAATAACAACGAAGAATATGCTTATGTGTTTACAAGTGCCGGATGGGTATGTTATGATATGAATGAGTTCAATGATTCTGATCCCGAAGTTACAACTATTCCAGAAGGAGCTTTAATGGCATGATAGAAGAAGTTCAACAATACTCCCGAGAGTGGGAAGAGTTTTGGTATCAAAGTGAGTCTGAAGCGCGGGAATTTATGAGACCCCAATTCACACAAAAAGAACACATTGCACTGTTGGTTGCTGTATCAAACATTGTAGAAGATCCACAACAAAAAGATCATCCTTACTACAATGATCTGAAAAGTATTCAACAACGCCTCTCATCATTCTTATCATCGTCCCAATGATTGAAACCACAGACAGACAACATTCAATCGATAATCTTCAAGACACGCTACTTATGGCTGTCGAGAGATGTGTGAAAGAATCACGTCATGAAGATGCACAATCAATCATCGAAGAATATGTGCTTGATTATGATGAACTCGATGATCCTGTAGATTATCTTTTCCTTACAGATCTTACCACTCATGACTAACACCGAATCTCTTGTGCTTCAGTTACAACAACACATCAAAGAACTAGAGCACAAAATTTCAGAACAACAAAAAGAAATTAAACAACTGAATGAAATTCTCAGCGACCTTGCCATCCAAACCCGTTAAATCTTCTCTCCTTAAGATGAACGACAAGTACGAGATTCTATGGAAAGAACCTAAAGCAAAGCAGGGTTATTTTAAGACCCATTCTATCATTGTCTATGGGTTAGATGCCGTGGAACATGTACTCGAAACTCTTCTCAAAGATGTTCAAAACTATGATGTGATTCCTCGGTCTTAGTATTAGTTACTTTTGGATAGTATCCAAAAAAATGTATTAAAAAACATAGCTGAAAGCTTTATGGATTTCAACAGCCTTGTGGAAAACTATGTGGAAACTGTGGAAAAAGAGGTGATGATTATGTTCTAAAACTCTCTTATAATCCTCTCAGTTCTTGTTATCTTAGCGAGCAGGCTATCACACCCTCGATAATATGTCAAGACCCCCCGCCAAAATGTCAGGAGAACCCCAAAAAATCAGTGTGGGGTTATACATATAGAAGGCACTTTCGATGTGTCTCTCTTGACACTCTTCATCACTTCGATTACAATAGCAAAGCAATTTCAGGAGGGATTCCAATGAGCATCTATGCACAATCGCAGAAGACTAAGTATCGAATCACACTTGAATTAGATGTGTTTGATGACTTCGACCCGCATCAAGTAGACTGGGAAAAGTTATTTGAATTGGGTGGAAATGAGAGTGCTCATGCTTACATCGAGAATCTCTCAGCTGATCCCACTTGGTAAAGAGAATTGTTGTGCCAGTCGAGTAAGTGGCACAAACCCACTATACAGGGGCAGTGTTTGGCCCTATATTGGCCACATGGGAGGGGATCACACTCCGACCGCCCTTAACTCAATTCTCTTTACTTTCATGCGCAAGATCGAATCCCAAATGTGTCAAGCAGTCCAGGCAAACATCAACTGGAGTTCTGCTAACACTACGGTGACGATTGATAAGGAAACTAACACTTCCTCTGTTTATCTTCACGGCAATCTGATTGCGACTGTGACAGATAATGATATGACCATCTATGATGGTGGCCGGCAGAGTGTTACTACAAAGAGCAGATTGAATGCCCTTTGTGATTACTTCTGTGTGGATGGTGAAGGTGTATTCCAGAAAGATTTCACCTGGTATGTTCGCAAGTTTGTCGGATGTATCAATGGAAAGAATATCTTCAAGAATGAAGAATTCGAGTCTGGTTACATCTTTGCCTGATCATGTTTGCTTCCTTAAGTAAGTCTCGCTCATCCTCTGAACTTCTCACTTTTCACATGAAATTTGTTCTTCTTGTTATCATCGGTGCTCTGCTCTGGAATAACAATGATGCCCGCAAGTTCACTGCTGACAGTCTCACTGAGGTTGCAGAATTTATCAGACCCGATCACACTCATGAGATAAAGATTTCATTCTGAATGATAGAGAGGAACTTGACAGTTTCTCTCTTTTTTCTTATAATGGCCATGGCAGTTCGTTCGTGCCGCAGCCAGTTCCTGGGCGGTTTGTTATGCCGCGCCGGGGCGCGTAACGGGGGCGTATATAAAATTCATGGGTCCCCCTAACCTACAGAGGTGACAAAACGCGAGAGTGATATCACTTTCATAAAAAAAATTTCCGAGAAAATTTTTGAGTTTAAATAGTTGAGCGAGAAAAAAATCGCCGGGAGAAAAATTCATGGAAAAGGTTTATCACATTTACCTCAAAAAAGAATGTATATTTCATAGTATTGTAGAAGAAGAGTTTAATACGACCTGGAAGACCCTCAATGCATTAGTAGGCCTAATGAAGACCGACTATAGTATTGAGGATCTTTCATATGAGGAAGTAGAGAAAACCAAACAAAAATTTATTGAGGGGTCCTATTGACGCCCAATAAATATACTAGTATAATTGATCTGAAGATTATTTTATCTCATGGCTAAAGGATTTACAGTAAAAGCAAAGACACCAATCAAACAAAAGAAGGGTCCTGAATGGGACATCGAAGCAATTAAAGCAAGGATGCGTGGGAAGCGAATTGTTTTCTGCCTTCCAGGTCGAGGATGTTCATATGTATTTCTGAAGAATTTCGTTCAACTGTGTTTTGACATGGTACAGAATGGAATGAGTATTCAGATTAGTCAAGACTACAGTTCAATGGTTAACTTTGCACGTTGCAAGGTATTGGGTGCAAATGTTCTTCGTGGTCCTAAGCAGATTCCTTGGGATGGTAAGTTGGAATATGATTATCAGTTGTGGATTGATAATGACATTGTATTCAACAGTGAGAAGTTCTGGCAACTGTGTGATCTTGCCATCAATGAAGAAGGTGAGGAGAAAGAAGTTGTTGCAGGATGGTATGCAACGGAAGATGGTCATACAACATCTGTTGCACATTGGCTTGAAGAGGATGACTTCCGTAAGAATGGTGGAGTGATGAATCACGAAACTGTCGATACTCTGTCCAAGCGTAAGAAACCATTCACGGTAGACTATACTGGATTTGGATGGGTATTGATTAAGAATGGAGTCTTTGAGAATCTGGAATATCCTTGGTTTGCTCCGAAGATGCAAGTCTTTGAATCTGGAAGTGTACAAGACATGTGTGGTGAGGATGTCTCATTCTGTCTTGATGCAAAAGATGCAGGATTTGAGATCTGGTGTGACCCTCGGATTCGTGTAGGACACGAAAAGACTCGTATTCTTTGATATTGTATACAGGAGAAATTTATTATGGCAGCACGTAAATCCCTTTCAGGTAACGTTTATATTGAGTCGAAGCCCAAGAAGACTCGGCAAGGCTCTGGTCAACACACAAAATATGCAGCAACTTCTGCAAACAATAAGCGAAAGCGTTATCGTGGTCAAGGACGATAAATACAAGAGGACCCTCGGGTCCTTTTTTTATATCTTTAATTCTATTATGACTAAACTATTCGTTCTTCCTCTGATGCTCGCTACTACCGCTGGTATCATTGGTAGCACTCCTGTCGAAGCTGGACCTGGTGGTGGAGGGTTTATCTCTCAACCAAAACGTTGTACGAGAAAGAATCCTTGTTCACGAATGCCTGAACTCCCAAGTCCTAGAAAAAGATGTGGTTCGAGAAAGAATCCCTGTTCACCTATGCCTGAGCTTCCATTCTTCCCCGGTGAGATCCAACCAATGCCACGAGGTGGATTTCCTGATTTCGGTACTCCAATGCCTAGGGGTGGACTTCGCCGTTGAATAGATAAAAAAAGCGCGTTTCAAAACCCCGCGAAACTACTCTAAATAAAAATAAAGAGTGTGTAGTTTTATGTCTTGTTTGATTGCTAATCTTCCCTCTCAGGAAGTCTGGGTTCGTAAAGAATATCTGACCGATCATCAATCTGGTCATGGAGAATTTGTTAAAGGCGTCTGGGTATCGATTAAGTCGATTCCTGGGCGTGCTTTTTATTTTGAAACATATTTGCCTGAATATGCGGCAATGTATGATAAGTTACCAATTAGTGCATTTGTGTCTGAGCCAAAGACACCAACTCCTGATATGACACTACATAATCTACAATTCTGGAATTGTATGGACTATGGCGTAGTTGCCGTTCAGAAGCAGTTTATTGGTTCTATGCACTATGAGGTCTACACAAGGGACTTCGGGTCTCAGATGGGCACCTACGTGTGTACCATAGACAATTATCATCAAGATCCAGATACGATTGATTATGCAACGAGTGAAAACCCCTCAGAGCATAAGTCTCATAATTTAATTGAATTGGATAATGGCCAATATTGTTTGTATCCTAATAATCGGACAAGGATTTATGACAATAGTTTAACGCCAGCAGAGCCTCTGACACCTGACTTTAAAGTATCTACCGTATATTATCAGGTTGAGAATGGACACGATCGTGATGGTCTTGGTAACGATGAAAATTATTTCTGGAAAACTGCTAAAGAACGTGGTTAAATAGGTAATAAATAAACGCAGTGGTAGAGTAGGTTTCAATGCCTCTTCAGGACGCAGATAAAAAGAGTAGATTCTTTAAGGACATTAGTATGTCTTTTAAGGTGAATCCTCTTAACTTTGATTTAATATCTTTGCAAAATGAGCAGGCTATCAATAGATCTATTCGTAATTTAGTTCTTACTAATAGAGGGGAGAAATTCTTTCAACCTTTATTTGGATCTAATGTATATAATTCGTTATTTGAGAATATAGATAATCTATCTGCTGTTTCATTGAAA